AAACGGAAAGAATACCGAGAAAATTACAAACCAAGGAAACACGAACAAAGAAAAGAAAGACGAGAATCCGACCCTATTTTTGCATTAATTAATAATGTTAGAAGTCGTCTTTACAAATACCTAACCAAGTTGGATATCACTAAAAAAAACAAAACATTTGACATTGTGGGGTGTAATCCCTTACAATTAAAAGAACATTTAGAAAAACAATTTGTTGATGGTATGACATGGAAAAATAAAGGGGATTGGCATATTGACCACATCATTCCTTTATCTTCCGCAAAAACAGAAGATGAATTATATAAACTATGTCATTATACTAATCTACAACCACTTTGGGCTATTGAAAATATTAAAAAAAGTAACAAAATTTTGTCAAAAGATTTAATTTAAAATCTGTGAAAAAGACTCTCCTTATTGACGGTAATAACCTCTTTAAAATTGGTTTCCATGGCGTGAAAGATTATTTCCACAATGGAAACCATATTGGAGGTCTTTTCCATTTTATTAATACTTTAAGAAAGTTTATCGACGAACACAATTTTGATAAAGTTATTGTGTTTTGGGACGGTGAGGAATCTCGCTCACAAAGAGAAGTACTTTATCCAAAATATAAAATGAACCGCAGACTTACGTTTGAGGACCCCATCTATATGTCATATTTGTACCAAAAAAACAGAGTTAAACAATACTTGGAGGAAATGTACGTCAGACAACTTGAAGTTCAAGGAATCGAAGCTGACGACTTAATGGCTGAGTATTGTCATATATCTGAAAATGAAGAAAAATTAATCTTCTCAGGCGACCGAGATTTAACCCAACTCATTTCTGATAAAGTATCCGTATATTCACCAAATTTACGAGCAATATTTAAAAACGGAGATAAAATTAAATTAAATGATTTTGAATTTCCCCACTATAATATTTTAACTCTAAAAATTATGATGGGAGATAAATCCGATAACATTGAAGGTATCCAATCTTTAGGAGAAAAGACCCTTGTAAAATTATTTCCTGAAGTACTTGAAAGAAAAGTGACTTACCAAGAATTATTGGGAAAGGCGGAAATATTATTAAAAGAACAAAAAGATAATACAATTTTAAAAAATATTTTGACTGGTAAGACAAAGTCAGGTATATTTGAACAAGAGTACTATCAAGTGAATGAAAAAATTGTTGATTTGTCTAATCCATTATTAAATGATGAGGCAAAAAAACAAGTAGGATTAATTCATACTGAAAAATTGGACACAGAAGGTAGAAGTTATAAGAATCTTATCAAATTTATGGTGAATGATGGAATTTTTAAATTTTTACCTAAAACAGACGACGCATGGACATATTTTATAACACCATTTTTAAAGTTAACAAGAAAAGAAAAAAGTAAAACAAAGTAAAATTTTTATGAAAGAGCAGCAAAATGACATTACAAAGTTGGAGTTCCTAATGACGGTAAACGACAACTTTATTGTCCAACGATTCTTCAATGTGAAGGATTACAATCCAAAGGCAAAAAACTCAGTAGAACTTTTGGGACTATTGGAGTACTTTGTTGAAGACATGAAACAACGACTAAAGATGAAAAGTGTTTCCTATATGTCTGACAATCAGTATGAAATTATTGAAAATCCTGAAGTACTTGAAACTTCATTTACCGATGGACCTGAGGTGTTTAATTTGTATTTGAAATACAATGGTGTTGTAATGTATCACTATACATTTGACGCTAAACCATATCCACCTAAAATTAGATATACTGTAGATATTCGACCGTATTTGAAGGAAATTCTATCGAATCTTACTGAGGTTTTCTCATCGAAAAATTTAACTTACGAATTCATGGGTTACTCACTAGTCTAACAATATTTAATAAAAAAGACTAGCATGGCTGACAAGAATTTTGATTATTTAGGGAATACATTCCAACAACAACTTATCAATCAAATAATAGTTGATAAGAATTTTGCACACTCTATTTTGGATGTTTTAGAGTCAAATTATTTTGAAAACAAGTATTATAAAATCATCATACAGATGATTAAAGAATACTACAAAAAGTTTGATTGCCAACCTACCTATGACACATTATATCAAATTATCAAGTCGGAGATTACCCAAGAGTTGATGTTAAAAATCACTTTGGATACAATTAATGAAATAAAAAATGTATCTGAAGAAGGCTCACTTTTTGTTCAAGAAAAGGCACTCAAATTTTGCAAGCAACAAGAGCTTCAGAAGGTAATGGGAAAAGCTCAAAAGATTATTGATGGAGGTGAGTTTGAAAACTATGACACCCTTGAAGAGATGGTTAGAGAAGCTCTTCAAGTGGGTGTGATAGAAAAGGATACAGGGGATGTATTTGAAAACTTGGACCAAGTTCTTGAGGAGGATTATCGTCACCCAATTCCAATGGGAATTCCAGGTATTGACAATCTATTGAAAGGTGGTCTGGCAAAAGGGGAAATCGGTGTAATACTTGCACCAACAGGTGTTGGTAAAACTAGTTTAACCACAAAAATTGCCAACCACGCATTTAATATGGGATTCAATGTGTTACAAATATTCTTTGAAGACAATCCAAAGATTATTCAAAGAAAACACTTTACCCTTTGGACTGGAATTGCACCTGACCTTCTTGGTGACCACAAAGAAGAGGTTATGAAGAAAGTAACCGAAGTTCAAGATAAGATGAAAAACAGACTTATTCTTAAAAAACTTCCATCAGATACTTTGACTATGGGTCAAATTAAGAATCAACTCAGAAAGATGATTGCCGATGGAATTAAACTTGATGTTATTATCTTGGACTACATTGATTGTGTAACACCTGAGAAGATGATGGATGATGAATGGAAAAGTGAGGGTTCAGTAATGAGAGCATTTGAAGCAATGTGTCACGAATTAAACATTGCTGGTTGGACAGCAACACAAGGAAACAGAAGTTCAATTTCATCTGAAGTTGTAACAACTGACCAAATGGGAGGTTCAATTAAGAAAGCTCAAGTAGGTCACGTAATTATATCAGTAGCCAAAACATTACAACAAAAGGAACTCAAACTTGCGACTATTGCTATCACAAAATCACGTATTGGTAAAGATGGTGTAATCTTTGAAAACTGTAAATTTGATAATGAACTACTTGTAATTGATACAGAAAGTTCAATGACAATGTTAGGATTTGAAGAAAACAAAGAACAAAAAAATAGAGATAGAATTCGTGAAATTTTAGATAGAAAGAAACAACAAACAGTATAATTATTATAAAACAATAGCATTTATTATGGAAAAAATATTGGTAGAAAATCCAAATCGTTTCGTTATATTTCCAATTGAACACAACGACATATGGGAATATTATAAAATGCACCAAGCAGCGTTTTGGACAGCTGAAGAGGTGGATTTGTCGGGTGACATTCGTGATTGGGAAAACCTTTCAGAGAATGAACAATACTTTGTTAAAAATGTATTGTCGTTTTTTGCGGCATCAGATGGAATTGTTAACGAAAACTTGGCTGAAAATTTCTACCGAGAAGTACAATACCCTGAAGCAAAATTCTTTTACGGGATGCAATTGGCAATGGAGAATATCCATAGTCTAATGTATTCACTTTTGATTGATACGTATGTGTCAAATCCAAACGAGAAAGATGAATGTTTCCATGCAATTGATAGACTTCCCGCTGTTCAAAAGAAGGCAAAGTGGGCTCTTGATTGGATTACAAATGCATCATTCCAAGAAAGACTTGTGGCATTTGCTGCAGTTGAAGGAATCTTCTTTTCAGGTTCATTCTGTTCAATCTTTTGGTTGAAATCAAGAGGAATCATGCAAGGTTTATGTAACGCAAATTCACTTATTTTTAAAGATGAAAATCTTCACTGTGACTTTGCAATTCACCTTGTGAACAATCACTGTGAAAACAAACCAAGTGAAAAGAGAATCAAAGAGATTTTGTTGTCGGCCCTTGAGATTGAGAAAGAATTCATTACAGAATCACTTCCAGTTTCACTTATTGGTATGAACTCAAATCTTATGAAACAATATCTTGAGTTTGTTGTTGATGGTTTACTTGTTAAATTTGGATGTAAAAAACATTTTAATGTTGAACAACCATTTAAATTTATGGAACAAATTGCGGTTGAAACAAAAGGTAATTTCTTTGAATCAAGAACTGTCGAATATCAAAAGGCGAAGTTGAACGAAACATTGTCCTTTACGGATGACTTTTAATTGATTATTTTATAAAACTATGATGTCACTAAAAATTAAAAAACGTAGTGGGGATGATGCGTCATTTAACCCACAGAAAATATATAACCGAATTAAAAGAGCGGCTAAAGGATTAAATATTAATTCTGATGAAATTTTCATTAAAGTAATCACATCAGTACCAACTGAAGGTGAAATTACCACAAAGGAACTTGATAAGTTAATTTATGAGATTGCAGCCGCATTTACTGGAAGTCACCACGACTATTCAAGACTTGCATCATCAGTTGCAATTTCTGCTTATCACAAAGAGACCGACCCAAGTTTCTCAAACACAATGCATACGTTACATATGGATGGTATTGTGAATGATAAATTTATGGAAATGATTGAGAGTTACGGACCATCAAATATTGATGAGGTTATTAATCACGACAATGATTATAATTTTGATTACTTCGCATGGAGGTCTCTACAAGAGATGTATCTTTTGAAACTTCCAAGTGGTAAGACAATTGAAAGACCTCAACACATGTATATGCGTGTGGCGATTTGGGTTACTAATTCATTTGAACAAGCGGTTGAATATTATAAGTCACTTTCAAGTCAACTTATTTCACCGGCAACACCAATTATGATTAATGCTGGTACAAAAGTTCCACAACTTGCTTCTTGTGTTCTTCATTTTAATGACGCAGATTCAAGAGAAGGGCTTTTGAATACTATGAGAGATATATCAACATATTCATCAGACGCTGCAGGTATTGGTCTTTCTATGTCAAACATCAGAAGTAAAGAAAGCCGTATTACATCCTCAGGTGGATTTGCTGGTGGACTTTTGAAGTATTTGAAAATTGTTAATGAATCACTTCGTTTCTTTAATCAACAAGGACGCAGACCAGGTTCAGCAGCAATTTACTTGGAACCTTGGCACAAAGATATTTTTGACCTTTTGGATATTAAAAAGAATACAGGAGCTGAAGAATTAAGAGCAAGAGATTTGTTTACCGCTCTTTGGATTCCTGATAACTTTATGAATGCTGTTAAGAACAATGGTGATTGGTATTTGTTCTGTCCAAATGATATTAAGAAAGCTGGTATTAAAGCCCTCCAAGAATGTTATGGTGAAGAATACGAAGAAAACTATAACAAAGCAGTTGCTCTTGGAATTGGTAAAAAGACCAAGGCTCAAGAAATTTGGTCAAAGATAATTGAGTCACAAATTGAGACTGGTGTCCCATACCTTTGTTCAAAGGATAACGCAAACAAAAAGACAAATCATCAAAATATCGGTGTAATCAAACAATCAAATCTTTGTAATGAGATTTACCAATACACTGACGAGAAAACAACTGCAATCTGTACCCTATCGTCTATGGTTTTGAAAAACTATGTAAAGGATGGTGAGTTCGATTTTAAATCTTTATATGATGAAACTCGTAAAGTTGTAAGAGCATTGAACAAAGTTGTTAACATCAACAATTACTCAACTGAAAAAGGACGTAAGGGTGGATTAGAACAAAGAGCAATTGCAATTGGAACACAAGGACTTGCTGACGTATTCTATTTGATGGATTACATTTTCACATCCGAAGAGGCTCGTAAATTGAACAAAGAGATTTTTGAGACAATCTATTTTGCGGCAATTACAGAAAGCAACAGATTGTGTATAGATGGTGAGTATGAACCATATACTCACTTTAATGGGTCTCCTATGTCACAAGGAATATTCCAATTTGATATGTGGGGATTGAAAGAAGAAGAGTTATCAGGAAGATGGCCTTGGGGTATACTAAAACAAAATGTTATGAAATATGGTGTTTGTAACTCTTTATTCACCGCTCAAATGCCTGTGGCGTCTTCTGCTAAAATTACAGGTTCTTATGAGATGACAGAACCAGCTCACTCAGCAATCTTTAACAGACGTGTCGTGGGTGGTGAGATTATGATTGTTAACAAGTATTTGATTAATGACTTTGAGAAGTTGGGTATTTGGGGGGAAGACCTAAAGAATGAAATCATTCTTAATGAAGGTTCAGTTCAGGGAATTAATTTTAATAATTACCTTGACCCTGAAGACAGACAATACAATAAGAAAGTTAAAAGAATTGAGCACCTAATTCCAAAATACAAAACAATTTGGGAAATCTCGCAGAAGGAATTGATTGAAATGTCCGCAGACAGAGCTCCTTTTATTGACCAATCACAGTCAATGAATATCTATATGGGTAATCCAACTCTTTCAAAGATTTCATCATCTCACTTCTATGGATGGGAAAAGGGATTGAAAACACTTTGTTATTATGTTAGAACAAAAGCAATTTCAACAGGAGCAAAACACTTGGCGGTTGATATCTCAAAAGTATCAAAACCAAGACCAACTCCTGAACCACCTAAAGTAGATTATTCATATATGAATTTACCACCAAAACCTGAGAATAGTGAGTTTGATTGTTTTGGATGTTCATCATAATAATAATCCCGATACTATATCGGGATTTTTTATTTCAAATACTATTTATTAATATGTCTAATATTATACAAGAAGAAATTCAGAAAATAAAAAAAATGATGCTTTTGGAAGATTTAGTCCAAGAGGATGGTGTAAAAAAGTTAAAACAAACTTTAGACATTTTAAAAAAGAAAAAAAAAGTATTACTCCTAAGTTGCTCAAATAGATATAATTGGGATGAAAATAACATTGATATTCCTAAGTCAAAAATAATAGCAATGTATTTGAATGAAGAACTTGGGGATAACTCGGTCTTTATTGACGTTCCTGAACTTAAAATATTTCCTTGTGAAGGAAATGTCTCAAGAAAAGAAGGAAATAGTTGTGGTATTATGAAGTCATTATTAAAAGATGATAAAAAAAATCCTTCAGGATATCACAGATGTTGGGCTAGTTTAAATAATAAATCAGATGAACTTTGGAAAATATCTAAAGAACTATTTGAGTCAGATGCTGTCATATTTTTTAGTTCAGTAAGATGGGGACAGGCAAATATGTATTATCAAAATCTAATTGAAAGATTAACTTGGATTGAAAATAGATATAATACCTTAGGTGAAAAAAATATAGTTAAGGACATTGAAACGGGATTTATTTGTGTTGGACAAAATTGGAATGGTGAAAATGTAACCGAAACTCAAATGGATGTTCACAAATTTTATGGATTTGAACCTAATAAAAAATTATATTGGAATTGGCAATACACAACAGATGTTTATGACGAAAGTAAATCTTCTTATAAAAAATCCCACAAAAAATTCATTGACGATATGGGATTATGAGGTTGGGTACTATAAGTACGTCTCAAACCAAAAACCAATAGTTGACTGTTTAAATTACTATCCGATAAATGATTTTATAACTGAGTATTTACTAAGACAAGAATTTGTCGAATTTGAATATGATAATGATACCCCAAAAACTATTGACGGTAAAATTATTGTTTTGATATAAATTTAATATTTTCAGTATTTATTTGATATGGCAAACGGTAAATCATACGGTGTTACATTTCCATTTAGGGATTCATTTGATGGGAAATATTTAGACACTACTGACTTTGAGGACGATGAAATTAGAAGTAGTTTAATTCATTTACTTCTCACAAGAAAGGGTTCTAGGTATTTTTTACCTGATTTTGGGACACGTTTATATGAATATATATTTGAACCTCTTGATGGACCAACCTTTAATCAAATCGAGGCTGAAATCAGGGATTCTGTTGAAAAATATATTCCAAATTTACTTATTAATAAAGTTTCAGTTTATGCGGCAACTGATGATTTAGTTGAATCAGTTGTTCAAGATGGAGTTAATACATTTAATTTACCGGGTAGGAATAGTGTTGAATACACTGCAAAAGTAAAAATTGATTATACAATTACAAGTAATGTATTTAATCCGAGTGATTTTATAATTATTAATATATAAAATATGGCAAACAAACAAATTTCATACACAACTAGAGACTTCCAGAACATTAGACAGGAGTTGATAAATTTTACAAAAACTTATTATCCTGATTTAGTTGCTAACTTTAATGATGCGGCAATCTTTAGTGTTTTTATGGATTTGAATGCTGCCGTAACAGATAACTTACACTATCACATTGATAGAAGTATCCAAGAAACAGTATTACAATTTGCACAACAGAGGTCATCAATCTACAATATTGCTAGAACTTATGGATTAAAAATACCAGGACAAAGACCATCGGTTGCGTTATGTGAGTTTTCAATAACGGTACCGGCTTTTGGAGATGCTGAAGATTTGAGATATTGTGGTATTTTAAGAAGAGGAAGTCAAGTTCAGGGAGCGGGACAAATATTTGAAACAATATATGATATTGATTTTGCATCTGATTTTGGTAGTGATGGAACCGTTAATCGATTGGTAATTCCAAATTTTGACCAAAACAATATTTTAATTAATTATACAATTGTTAAAAAAGAACCAGTTGTTAATGGAGTTACAAAAGTATTCCGTAAAACAATTTCAAATGCAGAATCAAGACCTTTCTATGAATTGTTCTTACCTGAAAGAAATGTACTAGGTGTTACAGGTGTTCTATTAAAAGATGGTACAAACTACACTAATGTTCCTTCAGCTCAAGAATTTTTGGCACTTCCAAATAGATGGTATGAAGTTCAAGCATTAGCTGAAGATAGAATTTTTATTGAAGACCCAACTAAAACTTCAGACACACCTGGAGTTAAAGTAGGAAAATATTTGCAAACAAATACAAGATTTATAACAGAATACACTCCTGAAGGATTTATGAAAATGACTTTTGGAGGAGGTAATACTTCTACTGACGAATTACTTAGAGAATTTGCAAGAAACGGAAACCCTCTTAACTTAGCAAAATATCAAAATAATTTTTCACTCGGCTCAACACTGAAATCAAACTCAACGTTGTTTGTTCAATATAGAATTGGAGGAGGAATTGGGTCAAATCTTGGAGTAGGTATTCTCACTAACATAGGTACAATAACTTTTGTTGTAAATGGACCGTCACAAACCACTAATAATAGTGTGATTAGTTCTTTATCTTGTAATAATACAACCGCAGCAATTGGTGGTGCGAATATACCTACAACTGAAGAGGTTAGAAATTATGTAACATTTAATTTCTCCGCTCAGAATAGAGCGGTTACTGTCAATGACTATGAGGCAATTATAAGAAAAATGCCGTCACAATTTGGAGCGCCAGCAAAGGTCACAATTACTGAAGAAGACAACAAAATTTTAATAAATGTTTTATCGTATGATTCTGACGGTAAACTAACCGCACAAATTTCTAACACATTAAAAACAAATATTGCAAATTATCTTTCAAATTATAGAATGATAAATGATTATGTTGTTGTAACAACTGCTGAAGTAATTGATTTAATGTTTGACATTTCTTTGGTCTTAGATGCAACTCAAAATCAGGGAGTTGTAATATCAAATGCTATTACAAAAATTTCTGAATACATGAGTCCTGAAAATAGAAACTTAGGGGAAAATGTTAACATATCTGAAATTAGAAGAATCCTACAATCTGAAGATGGAGTAATATCGGTGGCCGATATTAGTGTATTTAATAAAGTAGGAGGTAAGTATTCATCCTCTGAAACATCACAAAGGTACTCAGACCCCGTGACCAAAAAAATTGAATTAATTGATGAGACAATTTTTGCTCAACCAAATCAAGTATATCAAGTAAGGTTCAATAATGATGACATTAAAATAAGAGTCAAAAATCTATCGACTGTTAATTTCTCGTAATCATTTATTTTTTCAAAATTATGAGTAAACTATTTATTAAAAAAAATAGTTATGCCCAAGTCTTTTAGGATTAAAACGGATATAGGAGTTAATAAAACTATACCTGTAAACCTTGAACAACAATTCGACACCCTTGAAATATTATCTTTGGCTATTTTTCCAAATGACGTTTATCCAAGAAGATGTGCTAATTTTGGAGTTTTATGCGGTAGAGTTTTTGCAAATAGAGGATTTGGTATCCCAAATGCAAGAATTTCTGTTTTTATACCATTAGATAGTGTTGATGAGGAAGACCCTATAATTTCAGTTTTATATCCCTATAAAAGAATTGAGGATTTTAATGAGGATGGTTATAAGTATAATTTATTACCATATACACAATCTCACTCAGGTCACGTTCCTGTAGGTACTTTTCCCGATAGAAACGATGCTCTAACCAATAAATCAGTTATCGAAGTTTACGACAAGTATTATAAATACACCACAAAAACTAACGAATCAGGTGACTATATGATTTTTGGTCTACCTGTTGGTCAACATAGTATTTTTATGCAAGTTGACCTTTCAGATATTGGTGAGTTTTCTTTAACACCACAGGATTTAATCCGAATGGGACTTGCTACGGAAACACAAATAGACGGAGTTAAGTTTAAATTTTCAGAAAACTATAGTGAATTACCTCAAATTATAACTATACAGAAAAACATTCAAGTTGCTCCTTTTTATGGGGAGAAAGATGTTTGTGACCATTACATTGTAAGAACTGACTTTGACCTAACATCAGAAAGTGGGGTAGAATTTAAACCAACTGCGGTTTTTATGGGGTCTATTATTTCTCATAGTAATAGAAAAAAAATTAAGAGAAAATGTAAAGTACCCGCTAAAGCTGGTTGGTTATGTGATTTAATTACAGGGCCTGGTCAAATTGAATCAATTAGACAGACTATTTTTAATGATGAATTTGGAAGACCAATACTTGAAGAGTTTATTTTAGAAAATAGTGGTAAAGTAATCGATGAGAATGGTGCGTGGGTTTTAGAGGTACCAATGAATTTGGATTATGTTTATACCGATGAAGATGGGAAAAAAGTTTTATCAAATGACCCAAGTTTAGGAGTCCCAACAAGGGGAAAATATAGATTTAAAGTAAAATGGTCTCAATCACCAAGAGTCGGGGAAGAAAATAAAAGAGGATATTTCTTAGTGCCAAACGTAAAAGAATGGGGATGGGAAGACTCAGGTAGTGAAAATCGTTTTTTATCATCACCATCCTCAAGTAACTGGATAAACACTAGTCCAACTAAGGCAATTTCTGACACATCTGTTATTTATCCTCCGACAAATGTTGATACTCCTGTTATAGAAACTTTACCATTTGGACTTAGCTCTTACTTTGCAGTAGGATTTATTTCCGCTCAGAACGTTAGTTTTTTTAGGGTTTTAGTAAATGATGGGACGGATAATTACGTCGAAATACCTGATTATATGACTAATATACCAATAGGTATAGTAGGGTTTAGTAATATCAGAATAGAATACTTACCTGAAGACAATGAGGTTGAAAGTATTTTCAATTATAGATTATACGATGAGGGACAATTTAAACAAGAATGTTCCTATTCATTTAGTTTAAATTGGAGTGACTATGGTGATGACATTATGATACAGGAAGCAATTGATTGCGAAGATAGATTTTATCAAATGACATATAATAAAGTCTATACTGTATCCCAACTAATGGATAGATTTTCATGGCAAACATTCCCCCAAAAAGCGATAGAAATTAAACACGTAACTGAAAATAGATGTGAGGGAAATTATAACCCATTTCCGGCTAACGATGTTTATTATAGATATGATATACTTTTTATATTATTTAGTTTTGTCCTCAATGTCATTATTTTACCTATTGGTATAGTTGTAATAATCGTATTACACGTTCTTGCTTGGTTGTATGGTATTTTCGAAGACTTATACCCTGCTTTTTGTAAATTAAGAAATGTTGTTAACAGAATAAAATGTAAAATTAATGACTTAATACCTGGTTCTGGGCCATTTGCATGTGAAGCATCTATTAATTGTGATAATGTTCCTCCAAATCCATTTAAAAACTTAAAACTTGGTGTTTTTTTATATACTGATGATGGATGTGAAAGATGTAAGTGTAATGTTGAAGGTGTACCAAATTTAAATAGTGATATTCAAACTGAGTTACAGAATTATAATCAACAATTTGATAACACTTCTTTATTACCTGACTTCACAACAACTAGTACTTATAATAATCCTGATATTAATTTAACAACCCAAGACGGTTATTTGGGATTTTTACAACAAGTTGCTGCCGGAGCGGCAAATGAATATTTTGGTCAAGGGGTATCCGACTGTTATTATCTCCTACCTTTAGTAAGTGACAGAGCTGACCAAAAAAGAATTCAATTTTCAACTAGTTTAACTTTGGGAGAAAGAATTAATCTATTTAACACCAAAGCAAAATATTTTGATAACCCTGGTTCATTAAGTCCTGGTTCAGTAGGTTGGAACCAAATTAAAGTTTCTTGGTGGCCATCAATTAATACAACAGAAGAAGTTGTTGGAGGTGGGGAAATTATAAGTACAATTAAGAGTCATTATGATAACGTGATGATATTACTTATGGAAAAAGATAGATTAAATGTTGGGGAAATGATTACGTTTCAAGACCCATCTTTATCTAATGACCCAAACGTTGGGTTTGCTAAAGGGGAATTAAGACAAACGGCAGATATAATCGTTAGATATGCATGTAGAAATTTTGGAGAAGGAGAATGTCACACTGTTTATACCACACGAAATAATGAGGCGACTATAGCCGATTATTCATTTCCTGGAGACATTGAATATTTACAAGTTATACATGAAATACCACTTAGTGCTTTTACTCTCAGTAACTATCAATCAAACGGAATTGCGTCACCTGGATTTGATTTCGACTCCCAAAATAATCAAATTATAAATACTTTCGGTACTTTATCAGATAATATGTTTTCATTACCTTGGAGATTTTTAAATAGTGAATTTAATTCTACTTCAGATATATCTAGAGAAGGTTCATTAACTCTTTGTGACCCATCTCAGTTAGGATACAATAGATTTTATACCCAAGAATCTTCCCAAAGCGCCAATACATTTAATCCAGTACAGACACCTTATTATCTTAATTTAGGAAGAGAATTGTTCACCAACGACTTTCCTATTTTTAATTTAAATAATGAACCATCTTATCAAGGTGTCTCCTATGGCGCTGAGGCAAATGCATTTTTACGAAATACTGTTGTTGAATATGGTTATTTTACGCCCGCAACAATGCTTGGACAACCACCATTTCAAGTGGTGGGAGATGACAACGATTTTTATGGACAACCACCTGTGGCGTGGAAATATAATACTGGTAAATATGGAGGAATAGTAGGGTATAGTAGTGACATAATTAAAAGCATTAGTGATAGTAATGAATATGTTGTATATATCTTACAAAGAGGCGTTGACCCGCACTCACCTAAAATCCCTATGAAAATAGATTTATCTAGATTATTCGGACATCAGGAATATAATGCAAACAACGGACGATTGGTCATTGAAGGGGAATTTAGAATGAACATCCCAATTCAGGCTGGAGAATCTGATTCTGACCCTTCAGGTGTTTTATTACCAAGACATGGGTTTTTTACTAATAATAGTTCACAAACCTTTGAAGGTAGAATATACTACCGAAGTTATTTCTTTAGACCAGACTCAACAGGAATTAATGCTTATTCTGCATATACAACTAATATGCCTTTATATTACTCGGCATTAGACATTAACTCTATATGGAATTCAGGGTTGTGGGGAAATTGTACAGGTCCAGGACCCTTTTATAAAATAAATACAGAAACTTTTGATGGACAAACCCCTGAATTTGTTAGAATTACGCCTACAAATGCAATGACGGGAAGATTTGTTCCAAATACCGTTTTAAATCCGTATACAGATAATGATACCGATACAGTTGAATGTATACCTGATTATGTATCAAACAGTAATGCGACTTACGGCGAATTTGGTAAAAGAGTACAAAATGTATATATACCACCAAATAAATGGGAGGCAGCATCTCTAACTAGAAGGTATTTGGGAGGGTATTTTGAATCTGAATATATTGAAGGGGCTTCAGTTATGGGGATGACATTTCAAACAATCTCACCACAAGGGACTGGTAAATTTTTAGGATTTAGAGCTCAAGTAAGCTCAACATCCATTATCGACCCTCCAAACCCAACTACTTTTTTAATTAGCGACTGTGGAGATTGTAGTTACCCAAAATATAAGTTTGATACCAACCCTTACGCAGATAACTATGGATATTTTTCTCCAACTTATATAACATCACATCCAATTAATGATACTGATAATCCTGATGCACTTGCTTGGGTTAATACTGCTCATACCATAAACATGAGTAATGAAGATTTTATTGTTTTTAGAACAGATAGATTACCTACCTCGACAACAGTTACCAAAAATAGTAGAGGAAATGGTTATTTATTGCATCAAAATAACAGTTTTGCAATATTTTCTTTTGGTACTGGAACAACTGAAAACACTGCAACTCAAATAGGTGGATATCCTATTCCTGAACAGGCAAATATAAGTGAAATAGATACTAATGAAATTCCTGTAGATGATGAGAATGTTACAAATAGTTTAATTGAGTGTACCTCAGCAGTAAACTTAAATAGTTACGGAGTTGACGCCGATGGAAATCCCCTTATACGACCTAATGACCCATATTCAGCTCAAGGAGATAAAGTTTATTTTAGACGTGATATGGGATGTTATAATTTTGTATCAGTACCATTTAAGACAATTAAAGGGACGCCCACCGAATCAGGGGGAGGAGGTGATATTGCTTCTTTAGTTGAGTGGGTTAGAAGAACTACTTTAAATTTCTCTTTATGTTTTGAAGTTTGGTCACACACGTTTTCAAACAACTGGATTAATGGAACTTTATATGCATACCCATTCCAACTTGCAACATTTTTTGATGCGAATAACGAACCGACTAGAGATTATTGCAGACACGTAGTTTATTTTCATCAACCAAATAACACTTTTTATTATAGAAGTAGCCCTTGGGATGGAAATGATTTTATTGGTAAAGATAATCCTAATTTGATACCAGGGTTCTCCAATAAAAAATACGGAAATAGAAAAAATCTTTTATACCCAACCACATTATTAGACTTAGGACCTAAAACAAATTACCTTCAGGAATTAGTATATTCAGATGAATATGATGGATATATTGTATCTAAAATACCTACAACTAGTTTCCAAAATATAACAGATTTACTTAATATGTTTGTATTAAGTCGATTGGTAAATACCAGCTTTTTACAACAATTATTACCACTTAATGATAGTGGTAATTCTGAAGGAGCAGATGACCCATCAGTTAAAGGATTTTTTGCTAATACTCGTTGGGGAAATGGTCAAACATTTTTCAATAACCTATTACCATCAGTTGTTGATGCAGATTATGCTCAAATGCTTTCTATTAATTCTGAATTTGGTATAACAGAATACGGACCTGAATTATATACTAATAATGATGTATTCTTTGTTAATGATAACAATTCAAATTCAGTATTTGGAATCTTGTTTCAGTCAAATAACCAAGATAGGGACTATGTTTCACCAAGAAGAACTATATGGAACGATAACTCTCCATTCCCACCAATACCTGGAGACTTTACTAATATTTCAGTAAATTCACAAGAAGTTCCACTATATCAATGGAGAATACAATATCAAAATAATAATACAAATTTTGACCCATTGCAATACCCTACAATATTTGGATGGCAATCAAATGATTTTTGGACAAGCTCACCTGATTCAGCACCAGATACTTTAGGTGGAGGAACTATTTTTACTTCAGGATTTTTCTATAGCAAATATCAAAAATTAGATAGATTTGATAATATATCTGAGTATTTTAAAACTGATATCACAAATATTACTAAGTATTATAGAGGACATATAATTAATTTTATGTCAGTAACGGCCGAAGATGGGACAATAACTTATGAGAAAACTGCTAAGGCTCCGTTGTTGGAAAATAGAAGGTACGCAAATACTTTTGGAGGTCCATTCCACTTTTATTTTGGTCTAATACAAGGGGCTAGTGCGATGGATATATTTAGAACTAAATACGTAGACACCAATATAATATATGAATGATTTAGGTAAAATAGAGTTTTTAAGAGGTAGTGCTAGGTATCAGAGAGCCCCTGAAAAGGGTATATCTGTACAAATACCAATTAGTGGTAAACAAAAAGAGATAGACGAATTTCAAAGAACTCTTAGTGTTAATTTGGCGGAAGTCTATAATATGGAAAGAGCTAAATCTCAAATTTTTGAACCTACATGTAAGATACAATTGTTTTTTTCTAATTCATATAGTGGAGCGGCAATCAATGCTGGAAACATTTATCAACCATTTAATAATTTTTTATATTATATCACTCCTGAATTAACAAAACAAAATCAGATAAATTCAGTTAACCCTATTCCATGGCCAGGATTTCCACAATATAACGAGTTTAATTTTATAAGAACAGATTTAAACACTTTAGGTTATACCTTAGGACCAGGGGCTCATAAAGTTTTAGAAGCAAGATTTGCTAACAAATATAATTGGAATTATTATCTCAGTTATGCATATGAGAACGATACCCAAAGAAGTTTGTCATATGATTTTAAAAATGGGCTTGGCCCTATAAGTTGGAAACCTGAAGATGGATTACCATATATTATGGAACAAGTTGAGTTTGAAGGGAAAACTCTATGGCAATTTACCTGTCCAATGAACCATAATATGCAAAATAGTGACTACGTCCAATTTTCAAACGTTTCAATTGTTAATTCTATAGGGACTATCACAAATGCAAATTATATATTTAAAATATATAGTTTTGGAAACGGTAAATATAATTCAGAAAAAAGAATTTTTAATATATTAGATATAGGATATTATCAAAATGTTGCAAATTCATTTTCTCCTGGTAAAACAGGATTTTTCCATAGAATTTTAGATGTTAAAAATCCAGTGGAATCTAAATCTTCCTATTATATTAGAAAACACAAAATAATTACTAATTCTGAAAATTCAATTTTAACCTTCACAGCATTTGAACAAAACGCATTTAGAACCGTTAAAAGATATGAGTCAAAGGAGTTAACCCCAAATTTGCAAGCAAGGATTTCAGTTAAAGAAGATTCACAAACTTATAACTTATCATTTGATAACCCGTTTAATATTAACGGATTACTTGATAATCAAAAAAGACCATTATCTGATTTATATTTCACAATTGTAAACCGAGGATATTTTGGATACTTTAACCCTCCAAATATTTTCAATAAAGCTTTAAAAGTTGGATGGGAGTTTAATATTGATACTACACCTACGACATGGTGGGAAAGGAACAACCCAAATTCGGACGTTGATTTACTAACAGAACGTTATTTTAATCGAGGAATTTCTTTTAGATATAATAAGAATTTTGTTTCAGGAGATACTATAGATGGGCCTTTTTGCGAGTGGAATAACCTAACACAAACTGAAACAGTATTATCTGAAACTTTTCACAAGTTTGTTTTTAACCAACAGGTTTTTAATATTAATTCAAATGTCAACAATCCTTTCGGATACTATTATAATCCTTTTTTAAAACTGGGTATAAAATATTTTTCGGACTACATAGAGGAGGGTGATTTTTATTCAACAGAGTTCGCACCTAACTATGCATACTTTTCAAGATTTAGAAATAAATTGATATGGAGAGATTTATACGACTATGGATATGTGGATGAGAATGGAGGTGGTATAGATTTTCCTTTTTTAAATGGAAAACATTACCCATTTGATAATTTTATATTTAGGGTAATACCTGAAGGTTCAAACATATCGGCAATAATAACAGAAGTAAAAGACCCAATTATAGATGAATGTGAATAAAATTAAAATATTAAATACCCCTGGTGATAAGACTATAGTTGTTCCATTATCAATGAATTGGGATTTAGAAAATAGGGAGGATGCTATTGTATTAGAACAGGATAAAATTATAGAAAAAATAGTTGGAACCCCCACAAACTACGAACTACAAAGATTCTCAAAAGTACCAACTGATGATGGGACTTCCCAAGGATATACTTTTAACTTTATTAATCCTTCTACAAACGCATGGGAACCAACTTATTTAGTTAGATTTAGTGAATCTGAAGTTAGATATTTTTCAAACCAATTTAAGAAATCATTTTTTAAATTGGATTTGTTTGATACTATGGACCCCAAAAAACAAAAAAATTATTTATCAATAATATTACCAACATCAATAAGTACCGAATTATTATCTGATGGTACCATAAATTGTGAATCTGTTTTATTTAATAATATTTCAGAAAATAGATTTGACATAAACAGAAGAATTCCAGTAATTTTTATTAATTATACAGATTGTTGTGGAGTTGTTCAGTCACAAAATATTACAAATGTTTTATATACATGTGTAAAACCTGACCAACCAATAACTTATTCAGGGTATGTTTTAAATTTAAATAATAATACTACTGTTGATTTTACGGGACCAATTGATTTAACTGGTGCTATAACTAATTTTTATGTCACAAATGGAAATTTAGGAACTTGTGAATGTAATCCTGAATCAGTTCCTGTTGCAAAACCACCAAATTTAACTTATCCTAATTTTAATTTAGACCACATAGGGAATCGAGAATCATATTATATCTATTGGTATCAAAATGAATCTTTAATTGGGTTAAATACTTTTTATATGACGGCTAAGTTTTTTGATGGGACTAATGGAGCGTTTACAAGATTTACAACAGTTGAACAACCAGCAAGTTCACCTTTTACAATACCAAATGAAAACTTATATTATAAAGTAATTTTAGATTACACTAATAATTATTACAGAATATGTAATGTTAATTTTACCACCCCATTATCAGATGTGGTTTGGTATGAATATAAAAATCCGCCAAAACCATAATGGACATAACTAAAATTAAAATATCGCCAGAAGTTCTAAGAAAAGATATAAGTAATGAAACTTATGATGGGTTTTCTTTTGGAGTATATTCAGGGTTAACAAAAATACTATCAGGAGGAATTAATGGACAATCTCTACTTGATTTAACTATACCTATATTACTTAAACAAACACATGAGGACATAGGATACTACTCACCATTTGATGGTAACATTCTACAATTGGACTCAAGAGTGAATTTTATTTTTACAGCTGATACCTTATCACCACAAGTGATATGTATTTCAAATACTTCTGACACATCTTTAACTTATTTAGATGAAACAAATTATCAGGTTAATTGGGGAGATGGAAATGCAATAGAAAGCGTAACTACTTTTTTTCCCGAATCAGTTTGTCATTTTTATAATTATGATGGTGATTCGCAATCATTTACAATATCTTTCACAGGTTCAAATAATATAGGTTTATTTATTGTTGAGAAAAAAATAACTATACCATATATAATGGATTCATATGATAATCCATATGGTAAAGTAAATTTCGTTTCAAATAACGGGTCGTGGGCCGAAAGTCCTACTTACCAAGATTATATCTACCCATTTGATGCTGATAATACTATTTCAGGACAAGTCAGTTCTAATTTTGTTTCAGTACCTTTTATTATCACAGGATATAGTGAGTCTAAATTAAATGATTTAAAAGGATTTGGTATAAATCCGTTTATTGTTGGTAGAAAAATTACATTAGATGATGGTACTATTGGTGAAGTAACATTCATTGACCCATCATATACGGCATATACTATTAATGACCTTAGTTATTTAGATTTTACAGGTAATACTACAATTTTTGTGGCAAGTTCATCTGGTTTGACATCAGAAATGTTAACACAATCGGCTATTACAAAATTTGAGTATTTAATGAACATTATTGAGGAGCCAGAAATACAAACAAATGTATTTATTGAAAGAGGAAAAAATTCAGGACTAGAATCATTTAGAAGAATTGGTGAAGTTTCTAATATCATCAGTTTGGAAAATTATGGTTACGGGTTTTTTGGATTAAGAAATTATAATGATATATAAATTAACAAAATAACTAAAAAGTGGCAACTGGAAATTATGGCGTAGTAAGACCTTCAGACGTAAGTCCTGAAGACGTTGAAATTATCTTACATTATGTTCCATCTAGAGATGAGACTACTAATTTTACACTTACAAAATTAGATTCACTACAATACCTAAGGCCTTACTTTAACAATGATGCTATTGGTGGTACCACGTCAGAACTTTTGGGTGGTCTATATAATCTAACATTACCCGCAGATGAATTTAATGCGTTGGGGATTTATACATTGTATTTTAGACCCGCTCAAATTAGAACAAAAATAAATGATTGTGGAGTACTATCATCATCTCCAAACGTAAAAGGAATTATAATAAACATACAAGATGTTCCATCAGAATATCGAAATAAATTTATTAATCAGGGATTAGTTGGATTTAGGGTTGAATACTTAAATTCTGACGGAACTAAAGTTCCCAACTTTTATAGAGTAATAACTTCTTCATTTTATTGTGAACCTGTTACTATAAATTTGACTAATACCTTACAAAATTCAATTAGATACAGGTATTCGGAAGGCTCATCCAATTTAATTTTTTGCACATTAACACCTTCATCATCACCATCTACAAAACCTAATGCAACTCCATTTATTGGTAACCCAAATCAAAGTATTATAATTACAAATACATTTTTTGACCCATCAGTAGTTGAGGTAGAAATTGTTGAACATGATGCGTCAACATTGGCAATTGCTCTTTATGGTAACCAAACTAAATCAATTGAGGATGGTATCTACACTATTTACGATAACAGTAATAATATATACAGACAATATAACTTATACGAAATCAGAGACCAATATAATGAATTGTTGTATGAAGTACGCCAAGATAGAGGCACTAACATAGATTTTAGTAAAAACTTCCAAAATATAATTTCAACATGAGCAAGTATATATGTCCTCCACAAAGTCCTAGCGGAGCTGGAACATTTTCAGACGCTTTGGTCGGCCTTCAGACAACTCAAGGAGGAGGACTCACCCTTGCTAATTTTGCATTTACAAATAAGATAACAGAAAAAGTTAATAGAAATTTTGATACTGGTGTTTTTTCAGACCCAATAACTTTATCTGATTTAAATATTACGTCAACGGCTCAGGCTCAAAAAATATATGACGTTAATTTTAAAGTTTATCCTAATTTTGATGAAACTAATATTTTAAATTTTGTTGCATACGGTCCATTAAATAAAAGATTTTCATCTGCGGTTATTAATATTATAAATTATTTCCCAGCAGCATTAGAAGTATCATCAATAAGAAATGACTTTACCAACGGGACAACCGCAACAAATATTTCATATAATGAGGAAGAAGATATTACAAATTTCTCAGTAGACGCATCAGTCCTAAGAAATCCATTTTCTATCAATTTTACAAAAAACTCAACCCAAATTTTAAAATCTTTAGAATTTGAGGTTTCAAAATATAGAAATCTAACTGTTTATTTTACTGATTATATTTTAAAAACAACAGGAGGTACGTTTGGTGTTGTAAATTTAACTGCAACTACATCAACATCGGCAGGAACCCTATCATTCTCAGTACTTGGAAATCCATTTGGAACAGGTGTGACAGAAACATATGAAGATATAGTAATAAGACCTAATGATTATGTGGTTAATGAAGTTTTTAATTTAGAACTTGATGAAGTTGAAGAGTTATTATTAAACAGATATAGTTATCCAATTTATACTTCTAAATTTAAAATTCTGAAAGAATCGGATGACGGTAGTCAATTTATACAACCACAAAGTATAACATGGCCTTTAAATGGTTCATGGAACATTGATATACAAACACCGGCTTTTACATACTACTTAAAACAATTAGATACTATTGGACAAAGTTTAGACGAGTACCAAACAGATATCCTCAATAGATTCTATACGACCGATTCACTCAAAGAGTTTGATACCCCCGACCAAAAAGTACAAAAAACATTAAAATTATACGGAAGGAGTTTTGATGAAACAAAAAAATATATTGACTCAATATCACATATGGTTTCAGTCAATTATATTGTTGGAGACGACATTCCCGATAAATTACTACCTAATTTAGCTCAAACATTAGGATGGTCAACTAATATCTCACCGATACAAAACAATAGTTTTTTTAGTACAATATATGAAACTATTGATAGTGAATTTCCTGGACAAGCAACTTCGCCAACTTTAGACGAACTCCAAAATCAATATTATAGAAGTTTGATTTTAAATTCAGGTTATTTGTTTAGGTCTAAAGGTACTAGAAAGGCAATAGAGTTTTTATTAAATTTTATTGGAGCTCCCGAAGCTTTAATTGATTTCAATGAATATATTTATTTGGCAGATGATAAGATACCACTAACAAGATTTAATGAATTTTATAGTACAATTTTAGGGGGAACCTATAGACCACAAGTAGTTGTTTATGACCCTTTAAACATTTATAAATTTAACGGAGTTCAATATACTGCTTTTACAACATCAACATCAATTCAAGATGTGACATTAACAATAAATGATTTTCCAATTGATTCTGATGGGTATCCAAAAATGATAACTGAATCCGATAGTTTCTTTTTCCAAAAAGGAGCCGGTTGGTTTGAATCTACCCCACAACATAGAAGTCCTGAAATAATTGACACCAATTTAAGTACATTTACTGGACAAAATATAGATGTACAGACCGCTTTAGAACCATTCACTTATGGTGAAAAATATCTTGATAGATATAGAAATTTCCCATATTTGGGAATTGGTTTTGAATTATTAAAAACAATTGATAACAAAAAATCTTGGTCAGATGAACAATTAGGACTTAGAAAAAATGCCGATGGTAATTTTGATGCCTATTATGAAGTTAGCAATGACAAATTAGTTTTAAATGTTAAAAATGTTGATTTATTTTTAAATCCAGGACAAGCTTTAGTATACGATGTTTGGTATTTGTCTAACACTAAAAGTTATCCAATTCCAATTACAGGACTTTCTTCACCTTACCCTCAAACTGGAGGAACAGACTGGACAGTTATTAGTCCAAAACCACAACAAAAAGATTTCTTTGAATTTAAAGAAACTTTTTGGAAAAACATGATTAATGTAAGAAATAGACAACAATCATCCGATGGTAAAACTAGCGGATACCCAACACTACAATCTATATTTTGGAAGTACTTAACCATGTACCAAGATACTGGAATTCAAAATGATGGATTTACTTATGGTAAAATGATTGAATATATTAATGGTATTGGTGATTATTGGATTCGTTTAGTGGAACAATTTGTACCCGCGACCACAATATGGAATACGGGAACAAGAATTGAGAATTCAATTTTCCACAGACAAAAATTTGTATATAGACCCCAAAGAGGATGTTTGACAGTACAAATACCTATAGAAGGACCTTCAGGTGGGGGTAGTGTTGATAGTAGTGATTGTAATGGAAGTAAAGTTTCAATCTTAGTACCATTAAGAGGAACTGATTTATTAGCTGAAATACAAAGAATTGAACGTGAATTTGATTGTACACAACCTGGTGATTTATTACCTGTCTTTGGGGGAACAGTTAAAGAGATTAGTTATTGTTTTGATTTAACTATAACAAGAAATAACCCTCCAATAGGACTTACATCAGTATATACAACTCAAATTTTTTGTACACCTACTTCTTTTACTCTACCTAATATAATACCAACAACTGATAGATGGCAAGATTTTATTACACAAGGAGTTAATTACCTGTCAGTTGATTTAGCCCAACAAGGATTATCAATTTTATATGACCCTGAAAATGATATTATCTTTATAACTAGTGAAGTTTGTGATGATTTAACAAGAATTGATTTTAATTTAACGATAAAAGTTATAAAAATTGATTGTTCTGGACGCTCAAAAGGCGGAGGAACAAAAGGAGGAGGTAAATA